TAGGATTATGACAAACTGGAAAGCAATACTAGCTTCATACGCGCGATCATTTTTAGCAGCAGTAATTGCTTGCTATCTTGCAGGTGTAAATGACCCTAAAATGTTGTTGTCAGCAGGTCTAGCAGCAGTTCTTCCTCCTCTGCTTCGTTGGTTAAACCCTGCTGACGGCACTTTCGGTTATGTGAAAGTTAAAGAACATTCTGAACGATAATGGACGGCAAACTAGCTGCTGCCCAAATGCAAAAATGGCATCAAGAGCGCAAAACAGGTTTTAAAGGGTTCTGTTTAAAAACAGTTAGACTTGCTTGGGGCATTAAAGCCAAATATCCATCAGCTATTACAGCTTGGCAAAATACACCAAATAAAAACAAATTTAAAGATGCAGACTCGGCACCTATTGGCGCTTTACATTTTTGGCAGGGTGGCCGTTTTGGTCACGTTGCTATGCAATCACATAAACCTGCATATGTTTGGACAACCGATTTGCCCGAAAAAGATTTAATTGGACTCGCCCATTATTCAATAGTTAATGACAAATGGGGGTATAAGTATTTAGGTTGGACTAACAAGCTGAATGGGGTTGATTTAAATGTCCAAGCCAAAAAGTAAAAAACAAACTATCGAATTGCCAGATGTTATGGCAGAAGAATTAGTAAAGATCATAAATAAAACTCACGAACAAGGAAAACTTGTTACAGGTTTTGTAATACTTATGGAAGTGTTTGATAACAAGAAAAAAACTATTCGTATTGTTTCAAATGAGGGAATGCCACAATATCAACAATTTGGAATGATTTCATACGCTCATAATAAATTTGAATATTCAATGAGTCCTGACGAAGATGAAGATGATGATTTTTATGATCCAGAATGGTATCGCTTTGATTAACGAACTTATTGCCATTATTGGTTTATTGATAACTGTTTTAGTTTTAGTATCCAAAGCAACACACGAAATATCTAAAATGAAATCACAATTGTTTCCAAATTCAGGAACATCATTAGCTGATAAAGTGACACGCCTACAGATTGATATTGTTAAAATTCGTGGCACAATAGATAGTATTGAAGAAAAGTTAGGTAAGCCTAAACGAAAGAGGTAACGCATTAAACGTTACGTCATTATTTCGGATTTACAATATCCATTTATTTCATATAAGAATGTTGATAGTTTATTAAACTTTAATAGTAAATCTAAAGTTGATGGATTGTATTGTGTTGGTGATGAACTTGATGCACCACAAATAGCAGCTTTTAATCGTGGCACTTCTGTCGAATTTGAAGGATCTTTACAGAAACATATAATTGGATTGAGAGGCTTACTCAAAGAATTCCGCGATGCACTTGGACGTAGTAAGCCTTTCATTATGCAAAGAAGTAACCATACTCAACGCATAGAAAAATACATCTCAAAACACGCACCAGCATTTGCTTCAATTGATGCGATTAAGATTGAAAATCTTTTAGGTTATGATCATAAAGATTTAAATATTACATATAAACGTTCATTAACTGAAATAACAAAAAATGTTTTGATGGGTCACGGCGATGAGGGCAGACTTTACAATCAAGCTGGTGGCACAGCTCTTGGATTAGCTTTAAGAACTGGTAAAAGTTTCATTTGTGGCCATACCCATCGCGCTGGATTAGTGCATCAATCATTTGGTTATTCTGGCAAGGTTTCACATTTGTTTGGTATGGAAGTTGGGCATCTTTGCGATATGCAATCCGATGGAATGAAATACACAAAAGGCTATGCTAATTGGCAAGCAGGTTTTGGTTTGTTGTATGAAAATAAAGGCATTGTTAAACCTGAATTAGTAACTTTTAATAAAGACGGCTCATTTATGGCCGACGGCCGTACTTGGAAATAATTGCTGACGAGCAATCCTCACTTTAAAAAGTGGGCAGGTCTGCTGGCTCTGCATATGCACCCAGCAGATATAAACGTTATCAAATCGTTATATTTCTTTACCTGATTTTGTAGCATTTTTGCCTTAATGTGTTACACGAAAGGGGCAATATGGCTTATCAATACAAAATGACTGAACTGCTGGCACATTTTTACCATACTGGTGATCATTACCACAGAACACAATGTCATTTCAAAAAATGCGATTGTTTGAACAAACTTGAACAATTTGCAATTGTTTATCAAATGTTTATACCAAAGGAGAAAACAAATGGATTATCTTAAAGACTACATTGAGGTTAAAGACCGAATACAAACCTTTTATGAACAATATCCAAATGGTGCTATTCATTTTGAATTTAAAGGTGAATTGCATTTAAACAATGAAACATATATTTGGGGTAAAGCATTTGCATATCCTGATCGCAATGAACTTGGTTGGTGTTCAGGTCACGCTTGGGAGCGCGTACCTGCTAAAGGATTTGCTAAAGGTGCTGAAATGATGACATTGGAAACTTCAGCTGTTGGTAGAGCTTTGGCAATGCTTGGAATTAAGGTTTCTAGGTCTATTGCATCTAAAGAAGAAATGATGCGTATAAACCACCAACCAGATGCTTGGACATTGCCACCAGATGCCTCTACAAGCCAATTTAAGGGCAAAATTAGCCAAGAACAGCCTAGTCAGGTATCAGAACAAGCACCAGCACTAGAAGCAGGGTATTTTGGGTCATACAGGATAGCCACAGCCAAACAGTTGGACTTCTTGAATAATCTATGCAAACGCATTTATACTGACTGGGATAAAGAGAAACTACTGAAATATCTGCAATTCCTAAGTAAGGAACAGGAGTTTCACAAACTTGAATTTGCACCATACACAATCGTTAAATACCAATTAGACAACAAAGAATATTTGGCAGATAACCTTAGTGCTTGGCTAAACGCATCAAGTTTGCCTTCATCACACGAAAAAGAAGAAGATGAAGCTGCAGATGATTGGAAATCATCAACATTTTAGAGATGATCCTTTTACACGCACCAGACCCAATAAATGAGGTTGAGCTACTTGCACCAAGTTATCGAAAGATTGCAATGTGTGAGTCCTCATTAAATCCAACAGCTGTAAGTGAAACTGGAAAATATAGGGGTTTATTTCAGTTTGATCAGCGTAGTTGGGAATGGGTTGGTGGTAATCCGGAAATAACCCCAGACCAAGCGAGCGTGTCGGAGCAATATGCTATGGCACGTTTGCTGGTCTCAAAACAAGGATTTGCAAAAGCATTTCCTCAATGTGCATACATAACAGGAGTAATTAAATGATAGAAAGTTTAATTATGTTTGGCGTGTGGGTTTTGTTAATGGTGTTACTTGTGAGAAAATCTAAGTAACCCAAAGGGGGTGTTATGAACGGACAAGAAGTTTATCGTTTAGAGCAGATTTTACGTCAATCTATCGCTAACGATATACAACGTTTTCAAGGCAATTTTAAGAATAAGAAAGATGTACAAGAAGCCGTAAAGATTGTACAAAAGAAAAACTAGCTAAGAACAGGGGCAACAAATGAGCACAGGTAGTAAAGACGCAATCACATTCATACTAATTGCAATATTTATGATCGGTTTAATGGAAACAGTTAGGCTGGTGAAACAATATGTTAGAACTAATTGGAAGATGCGTTAATTGTGGCTGTTGGACATATAATCACAGCTACTGCAAACATTGCTGGAACAGGATTAATAAATAATGGCAACATATATTTGGTGCAAAGAATGTAACAAACTTGTATTAAAAGAATTAGGTTGTGATCATAATGTCAAATGAAAAACATTTTGATGTGATCTATTTACACAAACATTATGATTACGATAACAATGTTGAAATAATGTGCAAAGACCGAGAATGTTACAGAAAACTATGGGAACAAAAACAAGCATTAGAAGAATACCAATTTAAAGTAGATATAGATTTACAACGTAAAGAAAATTTACAAGCTATTGAAGATATGATACAAGACCCGAGAATAGACAACTATTAAAAGATTTGATATAAGTACTATCTTGGTCGCTCACGCCAAGTCTAAAGTAAAGGTTGAGGGTTGGTTGATAGCCAATTTAATGGCCGTTAGAGGGTCTTAAATAACTATGCCATCAGCATAGCGTGTATCAATATACGAGAAGATACGAAAACTACAGCTGCTATTAACACGAGTCACCTAATAGCTTTAACAATGTTGTGGTTTATATGGCGTGACTAAGTCGAATAACAAATAAGACTTCCATTTGAAAAACCCGAAACCGAAAGGGGTTCAATAAGAATGGTGTTCTAATCAATGCCATTCTCTACCCTCAACACTCTGGGGTTCTAAATAATATATGATTGAATAAGTTATGAATAGGATTAAACGTAATGGATCAACACATAAATGGCGAGGAATTAGACAAGCAGTATTACAACGAGACAACCACACTTGCTACTACTGCGGATTACCTCAAGCTACTCACGTCGATCACATCACACCCATCAGTAAAGGCGGGACAGATGAATTCAGTAATCTCATTAGTGCTTGCAAAAACTGCAATCTTTCTAAAGGAACAAAAACACCAGAGCAATTTCAAAAAGACAGAGCAACAAAATTGATTAAACAACACAAAAAAGGTGGTTTTTTTGAACAGGATAAGACATCACCGACCCCTGCTACTTTTATTTCCCCAAAAGGGCTTAAAACGCCGTTTCAAAAACCAGAACAGGATATTTTAGATGCTTAAGCCTGAAAATCAAAGAATTTTGCCTGCTTTAGATCGGGCGCACGAAGAAGCGTTACGTCAAGGCATCATTACTGATCTTGATGGTGCTGGTATTGCAATGTTATTCACTCTTGCAGGAATTTTGGATTCTGGAACTTTAAAACCTGAGCTGCAGATTAAATATATGACTCAGTTGCAGGCTGGTTTAGATAAGTATGGTTTGAGTTTGTTTGGTCGTAAAGAAAAACCTGACGTAGAAGTTGGTGATGATCCACTTGAACGTATTAGGCAATACGACTCCGAGACTAGAGACCACACCTCACCCGACAAACCTAACTAGAGTTATTGAACTGGGGCATTTAGCTGATCAGATAGAGATGCCATTACTTGATTGGCAAAAATATTTTCTAAACGAGGCTTTAAAAGTTGATGATGAAAACAATTTTGTTTATCGTCAAGCATTGTTAATTGTTGCTCGGCAGAATGGTAAAACTCATTTGTTGAGAATGAGAATACTTGCTGGGCTTTATTTATTTGATGAAGAATTACAAGTGGCTACGGCGCAAAACAGAGATTTATCGCTAGAGACCTTCCGAAAGGTCGTTGACGTAATCGATAATTTTGATTGGCTACGCAAAAAAGTTAAACACATAACAAGAGCTAATGGTCGAGAAGAAATCCAATTAAAAAATGGTTGCAGATATAAAATCATTGCACCCAATTCATCAGGTGCTAGAGGTTTATCAGCTGACGTAACCTATATTGACGAAATCAGACAACACAAAACATTTGATGCCTATGCTGCATTACAATTCACAACACAAACTAAACGCAACTCACAAAGTTTTTATGTATCTAACGCTGGTGATCATTCATCAGTAGTATTAAATGCTTTACGTCAAAGAGCTTTAGACAAAATTGAAACCAAGTCAGATGAACCACTTGTGTTTATGGAATGGTCAGCCAAACCTGACAGAAAACTTAATGACGTTGAGGGCTGGCAAGAAGCAAACCCAGCACTAGGTAGAACCATAACTTATGAGTCAATCAAAGCAGGACTTAATTCACCACCCGAAATATTTCAAACAGAAGTATTAAGCCAATGGGTGGAAACAATGAACTCTGCATTCCCAGCAGGATTATTTAACCAATTGGTGCAACCAAATTTGACACTTAAACCAGATAGACCAACTTGGTTAGGTTTAGAAATATCACCTGAACGTGATATGTGGGCATTAACAGGAACACAAATACTTGAAAATGTAACAATAGCTGTTGGTCTTATGGAAT